GGCTCCCTGTAGGCATCCTTCGCTGAGGAGCTTTTCGACTTGCAGGTTTAGACATTACCGTAGATTTTGTAGATGTCCTTTGCTGAGGAGCTTTTGGTTTTACACCTCTAGGTGACATTACCGTAGATTTTGTAGGTCCTTTTCGTTGAGGAGCTTTAGGCATTACTGTTGATTTTGTAGGTGTTTTTCTTTTTGGCTTGGCTCCTGCTTTTTTTGCTTCTTCAGCTGCAGCTGCTTTTGCTTCTTCAGCTGCGCGTCGCATAGCATCTTTATCGTTAGAAACTCCTGCAGTAGATTTTTTAATTTTTCCGTACATATTTAACTTTGCTCCGCTGAAATTGTTTTAGATGTTTCTCGTGCGATTTCAAACTCTATTTTAGAACCAAAGATACGATCATAGTTTAAATCATACTTAGCTTTATCTTCGTTCTTTAAATATTGTCCTCTTAGTTTTGTTGTCCGGTGTGGACTCATTCTAATTGGGTTTTTTTCACTTCCTATTTGAGGCATAATTTTAAATCCAATAAAAGCATTGGGGGCCATAAAGACCCCCGCAGCTATAGACTATTGTTAGTCGATACCGTAGAAAGCCGATACCAAAGCTTCGCCACGAAGTACCTTAGCACCATATACATGGAGGCCGCGTACAATGTCGCCAAAGCTTGAAGGATCACGGATAACTTCGGTGCTAGTAATCGTCTGAGCCGTAGCCGTAGAAGAAATATGCCCAGCCAAACACTTGCCAGCAGCGTTAGTTGTTGCAGCAATGTTGTTAGACTTGTACATATTAAAACCACGGAGCTTACCAGAACTTACAAGACCATTACGAATTGAACCTGATCCAGCATTGTAATCTACTGACAAAAGCTTAGAGGAGCTTTGTGCAAGCTGCTCATAGAAGTCAGGAGATGCTAAGAACCAACGTCCTTCTTCGGGTACGTTTTGTTCGTCAAGAAGACGAGCCATACGTGCCATTACATCAATAGGGTCATGTTCAGAAGCACCAAAACCAATGTCCAAGTTACCAGTACCGTCAAAAGTGCCAGCAGCAAGGTCAGTTGCGCTGTCAGAACCAAGAACATGGTCAGGGCTTGAAGTAGATACGCCAGCAAACATCGTAGCAATTACGCCTTCGTCAAAAGCATCACGCAATGCGTAAGCTGCAGAAGAGGTTGCTACGTCGCGGAAGTTAACGTGAGACATCTGAGTTTCGATGTCATCAACGATGAACTTGAATGCGTTAGCAGTATCGACGATCAAGGTAACTTCTTGGTCGGTCAGTTTGGTTTGCGTTACATCTTGTCCACGCTCATACTGATAAACAGTAATCGTTGGTTCTTTGATGATGCGAACAGTGTCGCCGTAGCCAGAAATCTCACCCGCATAATCCGTATTGGTAATAGCTTCTGCTACTGACGCCTTACGGAAGAAGTTAAGTACCTGCTTGGAATATACCTTCGGCAGGAAGAATGAGTTAGCCTGACCAGATACGGAATTTGCAAAGTTAGCATCTGTATCTGTTGCTGGTTCAAAAAATTGGTCACTTTGATTATAAGCCATTTTAAATTACTCCTAAGTAGAAAAGTTTTTATCCTCTGCGAACTCTTCCCTCAGATATTGCTTCACGAATTTCATTTTCGTATTTATCAAATTGATCTAGGGACATTTTCGCTATTTCGCTTTCGGTCCAGATTTTTGGCTGCTTAGCATCTACGCCTGTTGTTTTTGTAGATACCATATCTGCTGCTGAATATCTTGAAGGGCTTGACTGCTGTTTGCGCGGTCTGCCCGGACCTTTTTGTCCTCTGCCTGTTTCTAATTTATAAAGATCAAGTGCTTTGACGGCTAAAGTAACATTATCTGGATTGTTATAAATCCAAGACTGAATTTGATCTGGCTGCTCCTTAGCCCACTCATGAAAACTATCGTCACCTCTAATTTCATCAAAATCAGGATGTCGTTCTTTTAAGGCTGCTTCTGCTTCACGCTTAGCAATCTCCATTTCACGAGCTTCTATTACAGACATTTTTTGACGAAGCGTTTCAAGTTCTTGTTGGCTTCGTATGTGTGCAACAGTTTCTACTGTATCATACAGATCAGGATAAGCCTCTTTAAACCTAGCAAGGTCCTCTTCCGATTTAGGAGCTTTATATTTTGGTTGCAGCGAAGCTGCCTCTTCAATTAGCTCTTGTTCTCGTTGTCGAAACTCATTAAGTTTAGAGTCATAATGTTTTTTTAAATCGTCGTACCTTTTTTTATAATTAGTATTTTGAGAAGCTTCTTCTTTGTCAGGGGCCGCATTCTTTTTGCGGGTAGCCTTTGGTTGATCTTCCTCATAATAAACTTCATCTGCTCTTGACGCAGGACCATCATCCTGTGTGTGCCAAGGCTTTTTCATGTTATATGGGTTTGATACTTGCTCCTCTAATAATGCTTCGGACATTTTACCACTCCTTTTCTACGGGGCTTGTTTTTCTTGCAAGGTAGCCATTCTTTAAACGTCTTTAAAATTGGGGCTTGCCAACTACAAGGTAGCCGTACTTTAAATTCCGCGAGAGCCTCTTAAACTAGGCGATTGATTTGCAGAAAGCATTGTTTGTTCAATCTCTTCTTCATCATCCGTAGAGTCTTTAAAATTCTCTGGTTGAGATAATAAACCGCCTATAGCCTTTCGCGTTGCCTGACCACCATCAGCTTTTCGTTCAGCAGCATCCATCATTTGTTGAAGGTTATCTGCTCCGATTTCTTTGGTGGCTTTTTCGGTAATAACAAATTCTCCGTCGCTAAGTCGCGCAGGAATAGAATCTGATACACCTGTTCCGGGGCCTTCAACTTTTCCAGCCCCAGAAAACTCTGACGCAGTAATAGAAACTTTGTCAAAGATTTCGCTAAGCTTTGGATCTGCTTCCAAAGCATTCATAAGATATTCTTGTTCTGTGTCGTTTAAAGACTGATCAATTAACCAGTCCATGTATTCGTCTTCCATTTGTTCGTCAGAAACTTGTGAGTCTTCTGCGTTTGCTTGTTCTTCAGGGGTGTACGTATCTACAGGCATTTCTTCCATTTCAGGAGGAACAAACAGTGAGCCGCCTTTTTGTTTCTTATTTCTTGGAAACATTTCTTGTTCCACATTTTCTTTAGAGCCTGTTCTTTTTTCTGCTTCTTTTTTAGCTTCTACAGAAAGCGTTTTTAGTTCTGCCGAAGCTCTTTCTTTTTCTTCTTTAGAAGCACTTTGAGAATTTAAAATTTTATTGGCTGCAATAACTCTAGACACTTCGTCTTCTTCAGCTTTTGATAAACCACCTTCGTTTTTACCTTTTCGCACTTCAGTTGTATATTCTTTACCTTTAAACATAAAAGTTTCTTGTCCTGCGTTGTGAGCTTTACTAAAAGCTTTTTCAAACTCTGAAGCTTCTTTTTTAGTTTCTGGTTTGTCTTCGTTTTCTTCGTTCCAAGATTTAGAAGCGCCTGCACTAAGTAATCCAGTTACTGCTGCTCCTTTAGCAGCACCTTTAATTTGCTCAGTTGTTTTATAAGCTTTTGTACGATCCTTACCTACTACTACACCACGATCTTCTGAAGTTCTTCCGGGAGTTTTAGCATCAACGCCTTGCATTTCATCTAATTTTTTAGAAACCTTTTGACCTAGTTTAGCTGCGCCTTTTGCTAACACACCTCCTAAAACATATTCTTCTCTTTTTTGCATTTCTTTTCCTTCTTTTTTAAGAAAGACTTTATTAACAATTTTTAAACTTTTAGGATCAAAAACTGTATACTCTAAATCACCGCCTACCTGTTTTAATTTAGAATCAGTAGCGTCTTTTAATATAGCTTTAATTTTATATTTAGGGAAAAGATCATCTGAACTTTTACCCGACTCTTTTATTAACTGTCTCCAAAATTTAGGTTTGTCTAAATCTAAATTATCTTTATTAATTTTTTCTTCTTTTATTAATTTATTAATTTTTGCTTGTACACTTTTATCCTGTGAATTAAAATTTTTACGTGCTAAAAGAAGTTCAGAATTATCTATATTTGCTTCTACCGCATATAAAACAGGCGTACCATCTTTTTTTCTTTCTAAAGCATCCTCAACATATTTTGTACCCCAAAGTTTTTTTATTTCTTTTGGGCTTAAATCAGCATAATTTTTAGCTATTTTTTCATCTGGTGTAAACGAAAATCCTTTACCAAAAGCTGTTTCTTTAGCAAATTTAGGATCAAAAGAATCAAAGTTTTTTGAAGACCCGTGAAAAAGTTTTAAAGCTTTTTTGGCTAGCAGACTAGCCAGAGGCATCTCTTTGCTCCATAATCATTTTTACGTTATCCCTCAGCTGCTCTAAGCGTTCCAGCGAATTCACTCTCCCCTGACTGCGGTACACTTCCAGTTCCGATGTTGCCGCCACCAGTACCCGTAACTCCAAGGTCTTGGCCTTCTGTAGGTACTCCTTCAGGGCCTCCCATAATTCCTTGTTGTTCACCA